CGCTTGTAACTTTAAGTATTGCGGACTCACAGACCCAAAGAAAGATTTCTACTATGCAGACGGAACTAAACACTCTAGAGGCAAAATTAAAGGTGCTGCAGGAGAATGGAAAGAACGCTCCCGCAAACACCGATATGTGATGATATTTGATAAGAATTTAGAGTTACTGTGGTGAAGTGTTTCTAGTATTTTCAGTAGCAGCAAGTTGCTTATTGATATATTGAGAAGACTTTTCATACTTCATAATTCTTCTCATATCACTAAGATAGAGTTGTAGGTAGTCTGGTTTTAATAGATAGACCTGTCTCTTTTGCTCATTTAGTCTTACTTCATACTCATAGTTAGTAACACCACCAACAGGATTTAAATTTGCTGTTGGTATATTTGGATTTGGAATTGAGAAATTTGAATCTACAACTTTACCTTTAGGAAGAATAAGCCTTCCAGAAGAATCTTTCACTTCAGTTGTTTCATAGAATCTAATTGTATTCAGATTACTACCATACTTATTTTCTGCATACTTATAAAGTTCGTAATCTGAAAGTGGCCACTGGTCTCTAACATTTACAATACCAGCGGTTAAAAGAACAACCCAATCATAAGATACGTCACCATAAAGTCTATTGGCGACAGTTTCTGGTCTTTCTCCTTGTTGGATTTGGTATTTGTTGAATAGAGTAAAAACATTCTGTAAGTCATCACGAAGTTTGACTCTTCTAAAAAGATTCTTTACTCTTACATATTCGGTAGATGAAGTTCTATCTTTAAATGGGGACTGATAGAATAAGTCTGGTAGTTCTCTAAAGTAACTCATTTTAGTAACCTACAGCATGACCTTGGTTCACTGGATCTTCACCTGGAGCATATGGACCACTATATTGCTCCTCGTTATAATCTTCAAAGTATATTGGATTAAGTTCTTTAAATGATAAAGACATTGTTATATGAGTTGGTGTTCCATCCCAGAAGGTTGAATAAGTTCCAGAACCTGTGTAGTTCACTTGTAGATCTACCAGAGCCATTGGTTTAAACTTATTCAATATTGGGTGGTTTTTACCACCTTTCATATAAGTCAGTTGGAAAAGATCTGGAGCGGAAATGAAGACACCTTGAATCTTAGAGTTTCCACTTGCGTTTTTCTTAGCACTCATTCTTGCTTTCAGGGTACGAATAATAAGAATGACTTGTTCCGCTTCTTTCTTATTTCTTGGAAAGAATTCAAAGCTAAACTGGAAATTTCTAAGACCAACACCATCAAATAATAGTTCCAGGTTTGGATTAAATACTTGACCAGTTGCTCTTGAAATTAATTCATTAGCACTTACGTTACCACCTAAGACACCAATTGCGGTAGAGGAAACAACATTCTGTATGGCTTTCAATGCTTGTGAATCAGCTCCAATTCCACTTACTCCATCCGTCAACGCCTTTAGGGCAGCATTTAATGCTGCTGTTGGATTATCTTGAAATTGATTACCAAAACCAATACCAAAGGCTTCTGCTGGATTTAATTTTCCCTCTCCCCAACTAATTTGTGTGGTATCACCTATTTGTTCTGGTATTGGTAGATAAATTGTATGAAGTATTCCTTTCGTTCTTTTAGTTTCTTCTACTTTTGAAGATATCGTAGGTAATTGAAAGTTTGCCTTCTCTTTTATTTTTACAGTTGGATTTTCTACATTCTGATCTGTTGGAACATCAAAAAGAGAATCTAAGTTAATTGCTGGAGACTCATATTTGATTATCTCAATTCTCAAATAATCAGAGTCGTTATCGATTCTAGCATATGGATACCTTAAAACCTTGTCCTTTTGAGCAGTTGCTTTCTCTCCAGGTTTAGGTGAATTTGGTTGATTTCCTTGATATGGAATTACATCTAAGGGTATCGCCATTTATGTTTTTTAAGTATTTAGTCGAAAATTAGCAAAAGGTATCATCTGCAAATCTTTCACTTCCGATGGATAGACTTCATACAACCCACCAGCAACTTCATTCCAAGTATATTGTCTGGTCTCACCCCAATGGAAGTTCAGACCACGAAAACCCCACTGGAATACATCAGTAACAGCAACAAAAGGGTTTTGATCATAGTTCAGTGATGCTGTCTTGGCGCTGTAAACAAAGATATAAATCTTACCTGCTTCAGGTATCTTAGGTCCTTCATTTAGAACTGCTAAGAGTTCTACCATAATATCATCAGGGTCTTTGATACCAATAATACTATCACTTATCCCACGGACTCGGTTTACATTTGTATCCGTATCTGTGGGTCTTTTTGTTGTTTGTTGCTTGACTGTCTTTCTAGGCATTACTTGATACCTAATTCTTTCTCAGTAAAGACTCTGAACTCATAACCCCTATCAAGACACCATTCTTTTGCTGCTTCCCACTTTGCCTGGTTTTTAGCATACTCGTATGCCTCACGCAAGTAACCTTGAGTTTGTCTCTTTGGTTTTGGTGGAGGTGCAGTTTGACGTAGAGGTTTAATCTCAATAATATACTTTTTAATGTTTCCAGTTGATTCTTTTACTTTAATGTAAAAGTCTGGAAAATATCTATGTGGTTTATTGTCTACTGGAGACTTATACCACACATACATTTCTTCACTACCCCATTCTAATATATTTGGGTTATTATCACAGTAACGACAAAACTTTCTTTCCCATAATGATCTATAGATTATATTTGATGGGTCACCTTTGTATTTTTTTGGGTTAGAAGGTTGATACTTTCCCTTATATGCCATCTAAATAACTAATAATGTAAGACTCGTATAAGGTATTTAGAGTGGCAGCACCTAGACCAAGAAGGATATCGGATTTTAAACCAGCACTAACAAATCTAGCGCAAACTTCACATTATCAGGTTGTTTTTGGTGGTCTACCATTACCTTTAAGACAACATTTGAATGTCCGTGGAGTTGGTTATAGGTTTATTACTGAGACATCAGGACTTCTGTGCTATTCTGCTTCGTTACCTGGAAGTGCTCTTGCTACTGCGAATATTAAGGGAAACTTTATGGGAGTCGTTGAAAATATGGCTCACACAAGATTGTTTACTGAGATAGGTCTTGAGTTTTATGTTGATAATGAGTATAAAACTCTGAAGTTCTTAGAACATTGGATGGACTTCATTTCTAATGGATCCGCACATAGAAAAGCATCTGATGATTATTATTTTAGGATGGAATATCCAGAAGATTATAAATCAAACCAAACAAAAATTATTAAGTTTGATAGAGATTATAAAGAAGATATAGAATATACTTTCTGGGGTCTTTTTCCAAGAGATCTTTCATCAACAGTAGTGAAATATGATGCATCGGAGATATTAAAAGCATCAGTACGCTTTAGTTACGACAGATATATTTGTGGTAGAAGTGATAGTTACTCTATTCACAGAGGAACTGATGATAATAAGAAAAATGATAATTCAAATCAATCAACTGGTAATGAAGGACAGAGATATGTTCCAGTTTCTGCTGGTGCTGCTCAGGCTGGTGGAGTTAGATTTATTCCTGAAGGTATGACTTATGCTGAAGCACTTAACAAGGGACAAGTCTACAATAGCCCCTATGGACCTAGATAAATATTTTTAACTGAACTTTTTGGGTTGTTATGCCTTTACCAAAAATATCTACACCAACCTATGAGTTGGAACTTCCTTCTAATGGAAAGAAAATTAGATATCGCCCTTTTCTTGTAAGAGAAGAAAAGATTCTTATCATCGCAATGGAAAGCGAAGATGATAAGCAAATCACAAATGCTGTTAAGGAAGTTATTTCTAACTGTATCCTAAGCAGAGGAATTAAAATCGAACAACTGTCTACATTTGATATTGAATATATCTTTTTGAACATCAGAGGTAAATCTGTTGGCGAAGAAGTGGAAGTTATTGTAACATGTCCAGATGATGGAACTACCCAAGTTCCCGTAACAATCAACTTAGATGATATCAAAGTTGAGACTGGAAAGAACCATAATAGAGATATCAAACTTGATAATGATCTTATTCTGAGGATGAAGTATCCATCTATGGAAGAATTTGTGAAAAATAATTTCAGCACCGAAGAGCTAAACTTAGATAATACTTTTGATCTAATCTCTTCCTGCATTGAGCAAGTCTATTCTGAGGAAGAGTCTTGGTCAGCATCGGACTGTTCTAAGAAAGAACTTAGAGAATTTCTTGAGCAGTTGAGTTCAAAACAATTCAAAGAGATTGAAACATTCTTTGAGACAATGCCAAAATTGTCTCATACTGTTACGGTGATGAATCCAAATACAAAGGTTGAAAATGAAATTGTTCTGGAGGGATTAAATGCTTTTTTCGGGTAAGTATGGCTCATGAAGATCTTGAGTCATACTACAAGATAAATTTTGCCTTGATGCAGCATCATAAATACTCATTGACTGAACTAGAGAATATGATACCTTGGGAAAGAGAAGTTTATCTCACTTTCCTAAAACAATATATTGAGGAAGAAAATTTAAAACAACAGCAATCTGAACTAAATGGCTGAGTTTTCATCGCCAATCACAACTGGTTTAAGAGTAAGAAGAACTAGAGTATCCTCTTTTTCGTTTCTGAATCGTCCCCAAGACCAACAGCCAAGGGAAGATTATGGAACTACGCTTGCGCTGCAGCAGAATAGACTTGCTTTTGATAATATTAATTCTTCCCTTATAAATCTTAGTAATCAAGTTAGTGCTCTAAGTGCTTCTCTGAATGGTATTGCTGAAAGAGTAAGAGAAGATTCTGCATTAGATCAGGCAAGAGAATCTCAGAAGATAAGACAGGAAGAAATCTTAGCAGAGCAGAAAATCAGAGAAGGTAAAGAAAGCGTCGTTGAACGCAAAATGCAGTCTGCTCTTTTGACTCCGATTAAAAAAGTTGGCGATAAAGCAAGATTTACTCTAGGTAGATTATCAAGCTTCTTTATGATTCTCCTAGGTGGTTTCCTAGGAAATATGGCGCTATCAACTATTAGTGCCTTGATATCTGGTGATAAAGAAAGACTAGAAGAACTTAAGCAAAAGTTCTTGAAGAATATTGGTGTTGTAACTGGTATTTTCTTATTGTTTAGTGGTGGATTTAGAACTATACTTGGTTATCTTACCAGACTTACTTCTAAGTTGGGTAGTTCTATTTTTAGAAACTTATTAATTAGACCTGTTGCTGCACTACTCAATTTAGTTAAAACTGCTGCTGCAGGTATAGCGGCAGGAATAGGTTTAAAACCAAAAACAAAACCAACTCCAACAAAACCAAAACCATCAGCACCACCAGCAAAAACTTCACCTGGAGGTAAAGCAGGATCTAGTGGAGCTCCACCTGCTTCATCTGGTTCTAAAGGAAGTCCTTTTGGTTCATCAGTACTTAAAGGTGGTTTATTCGCTGCAGGTGCGTCTGCAATATACGATACGCTTTTTGGATCATCTGTTGGTGAAATGATCGCTGGTTCTGGTACAGGTTTTGCTGCTGGCGGTGCTCTATCAGCATTAAACTATGTTCTAGGTCCAAAATTCACAATACCGTTAACAATAGCTGGAACATTTGCTATTCCAGCATTGATTGGTCTTGGTAAGGAATTTTATAAGGGAAGCGATATTGGTAAAGATAATCCATTCTTGAATACAGAGATTAATTTACTAGATGCGTTTACTGGACAAGGACCATTATTTAAAACACCATCTCCAGAAATAAATGCACCACCAAAAAAATCTAATGATAATCTCCAGTCATTAAAAAGTTCAGACTCTGGAGGTAATGTAACAGTAATTAATAATGAATCTACTGCTAGTGCAAGAAATGTACCAACACAAGATCTAGGTTCTGCTAACTATCTGCCTAGCATTGCTACTTCAGATCCAGATAATTTTCACAAGTATACTTCGTATCGTTACTTTAATACTGGATGGGCATAAGTTAAATGGCGTATCGTTCTTCCATAAATGTAACTAGCATTAATAAGTCTTTATCTGGACTTAACAAAAGTCTTCTTAGGACAAGAGAATCTGCTGCAACTGTTAGAACAACAATTATACAGTCTACAACAAATAAGAGAAAATCTTTTTCAGCGAGTATAAAAGCATTTAATCAGAGAAGAGAAGCGACAAGAAGAAAAGAAAGAGAGGATATTGTAGAGGCATCATCAATTCAGGGTGCAATATCAAGATCTACTAGTGCTGTAGCAAATAGCACAAGAGGTTTCTTGGGTAGAATACTTGATTTTCTTGGAACATTACTAGTTGGATGGGCTTTGACCAATCTCCCAAATATCATTAAAATGGCTCAAGCTCTCATTGAGAGGATGAAGACATATTTCCAATATCTCAATAATTTTAGAGAGGGTCTTCAAAACTTTTTGATAGGATTTGGTGATATGGTTGGTGAAATTTCTTCTGGTCTTGTTAGATTTGATTTTAATGCTGTAAGAGTAGCAGTAGACAAAGGAATGAATCAAATGAAGGATTCCTTCGTCCAAATGGATAATTCAATAAATTCTGTAATACTTTTACTTAAGCAGGATGTTAAGAAATTACTTGGAATTGAGGATTATGAATTTGATAGAGGTAGTGATGATGGTGGAGGTGGTGGAGTAGATCCTGGAGGAGGTTCAGCACAACTTCCAGATCCAAAGTCTGCTGAAATGTATCGTATCGCTGCGGCACTCACCACAGAAGGTAGTAGTGACCAGGGATACGCCGACATGCTGCAGGTGGTTGCTAATAGAGTTGCACACCCTGGATATGGTACTAACTATACTGATGTTCTTGGTGCTCCCGGACAGTTTCAAGGTGTGTACACTAGAGGTAGTGGAGCATTTAAATCAATACGTACTTTAGGGCAAGCATCTGCATGGTCTGGTCAAAGTCAGGCAACTCTATTAAAAGTTATTAGTCTTCTATCCGATCCAAAAAGACAAGCAAGTGCAGCAAAATTTGTTGGCGGTGCTCTAGAGTTTAGAGGTAGTCCAGCAACAGTTAGGGCAGTTAATAGTGATAGCGATCCACGAAATAATATTCGGGCAGATGCTAATGGAATAATTCCTGGTTCCGTCTGGCGTGGTACAAACCAAGATAACCAGTTCCTTGTGGATCCATCCAAAGATCCGATGCTTAGTGGTCCAGCATCACTTAACCTACCAAAACCACAACCACAAGCACCACCACCAAAAAGCCCCCCAAAACGAAATACTGCTATGCCTGATGCGAGTAAAGAGGGTGCTCCCGGAATTCCTGGAGATCCTAAGTCTCCAAAAATTGGTGAATGGGTAGGTTCATCTAAAAAAGACTATTCATCTCAACTTGCTATGGCTTTGCAAAATGCAAAACCACAACCAAGAACAAATACTTTAATTTTAAATAATACTGTAAAGCAAACAGAATATGTTGGTGGAGAAACAAATAGTGGTTCTGTTATTATAGTTGCTGGGGTAAATAGTAATAATATAAAAAATAAGTTCCTTTCTAGTGTAGTATAAATGGCAGCAAGAGACGCATCAATATTCGAACAAATTACCATAGAGTCTGGTGATGGTACAAGAACCATTGATATGAGACTCGGTGTAGTTGCTATCAAATATTATGAAGATGTTTTTTCACCAACTATCACAGCAGAGATTACCGTATCTAATACGGGAGGAACAATTCCTGGAAAAGATGGTTCATTGCAGTCAATCTACAGTGGTCTTCCGTTAAGAGGTGGCGAAAGAGTATTCATAAAAATTGCTGGTAACAGTGATAAAAATAAATCTGGTATTGATCTTGTTGATGAACCATTGTACGTCTCTAAAATTACAAATGTTATCAGAGAAGGTCAAAGAGAAACATTTACATTAAAGTTAGTATCAAGAGAAGCAATTACTAATGAAACTTCAAGACTATACAAAAAATTTCCAAGAGCTCAAATAACTGATCATATAGAAAACATTATAAAGGAAGGTTTACAATCTCAAAAAACATTGAAATCTGATGTCGTTAGTAATCAATATAGTTTTATTGGAAACTTGAGAAGACCTTTCGATGTTCTGACTTGGTTAGCATCAAAGTCTATTCCAGATACCAATGTTCCTGGATACTTTTTCTATGAAACTATAGATGGATACAACTTCAGATCTATCGACAAACTTATTATTGATGGAAAAGCAAGTCCAAAAGCAGAATATTATCATCAAGAGGACCAAGATATTGAGAAGTCAACTGATCAAAGGATATTGAGTTATTCTGTTAATAGAAATAATGACTTATTAGAAAAACTTAGACTAGGAACGTATGCATCATTCTTTACTGAATATGATCCATATCAAAGTAAGTTTAGTCTTCAGCAAGAAGGAAAGAGAACAATAACTGATTTTGCTAAGAACGCAACATTCCTTGGTGACGATCCAGATATTCCTAAAATTTTTGGTTCTGGTAACTTCTCTTTTGACACTGTTCCAAGTAGAATTATCTCATCAGTTCTCGATGTTGGTGTGTTGGAGAAAGATGTGAGCAAACAACCTGGTAATGATGCTAAGTTATATCAAAGAGACGCTTTCTTTAGATACAATTATTTGTTCATGCAAACACTCAATATGACTGTTCCATTAAATAATAATTTAAGATCTGGTGATGTTATACGATGCAATTTCCTTAAAATTTCAGCAAACAGTAATGATTTTGACCCTGAGAATAGTGGTCTATATATGATAAAAGAACTCTGTCATTATTTTGATGGTACACAATCTCTAACATCAATGAAGCTACTTAGAGATACATTCAGGGATATTTAAAAGTAACAAATGGAAGATCTTTCACTTAAAACTAATTTTGTAGGCAGAGATGGATTTGTTTGGTGGATAGGGCAGATTCCACCTATTGAATCATGGGACCAACAAGCAACTGGTCCAGGTTGGGGCATTAGATATAAAGTCCGCATTATGGGATATCATCCTTATAGTGAAGCGGAACTAAGTAATGAGGACTTACCATGGGCACATGTGATGCTACCACCAGGTCATGGAACTGGTTCGGCAAATACATTCAAGAGTATTCGTTTTAACCCTGGTGATACTGTAATTGGTTTCTTTCTAGATGGAGCAGATGGTCAGCATCCAGTTATTATGGGTGCATTCGCCAATTCAATCGACGCTGTAAAGGATGGTGAGAAACTACCATTCGCACCATTCTCCGGATACAATAAGTATATCAAAGAACCAGCGAAAGGCTCACTATCAAAGAGTGAGTCTGGAGATCAGAATGCTGCAACTGCAAAACAACCAATAGGTGTTAGTCCTTCTGATGCTAAAAAGGTAGATCCAAGCAATCCAGCAGCAAAGAGAACTTCTGATGGAAAGGTGATACGATTACCTTGTGGTACAGAAGGTGAAGATACTAAAGGTAATAAAGGAACAATTACCAAGATCAAAAATGCTATTGAAGGATTTGTTAAGTTTCTCCAAGACTTAAAGGCACAGTTTGATGAGGGACTTGAGTATTATAGAGACTGGGTAGATAGAGAGATTGATATTAGGGCAGAACAAATAACTACCGCTGCAACCAAAATGATCAGTGGTATGATTAATAAGTTATTTAAGAAACTTGAACCAATTCTAAGCAAGGGTCTTGATCTTCTCTATGCTTCTGTATATGCTACAGTCTTCGCTGCAACTTTAAATCCAGTAGCAGCACACCTTGCTGGAGTAGCGGCACAAACTGCTATGCTTCAACCAGTAAAAATACTTCAAGATCTTATCCCTTGTATTGTTAATCAAATCTTAGACAAAGTATTTAATCTTGTAAAAGATCTTTTAAAGTCTATTGCTAATAATGTCCTAAACTTTGTCGATTGTGTTGCTGATCAAACTGTCGGTGCAATGATCAATGGTATTATTGGTCTTATTGATAATGCATTGCTACCAGCAATTAATGGAATATCTAAGATTCTTCAATTCTTCGAAGACTTTAGTGTTGAGGGTCTACTACGGAATGGTATTGATGCACTTCTTGGACTTGTTGGTCTTAAGTCTTGTAATAAAAAGAATCAGAAAGACAAGTATGGCGCTTGCAAATATAAACTAGGATATGGACCAGTATTTCAAGATGAGCCAGATCTCAAAGGAATTATTGATAATGCTAATACTGCTAAGTCAATATCAACAGCAGCAAAGCTTGCTGGTTTCCCATTAGACGGAGTTCAAGATATTGCTGGAGCATATGACTTCATATCTGGAACAGTTAAAGATCCAAACTTTATTGGTGATCTTGGTTCTTGTTATACTGGACCACCAATTGTTTGTGGACCACCAAAGATCAATATTTTTGGTGGGGGTGGTACAGGAGCAAGTGCTGTTCCTATTCTTGGTGGTATTATCGGTGAAGATAAGTATAAAACAGGAAGTATTATAAGTGTTAAGGTAACCAATCCAGGAAGTGGATATACCTTCCCACCATTTGTAGAAGTTGTAGATAGTTGTAACCAAGGATATGGTGCTATTGCTAGAGCTATTGTTAAGAATGGTCAGGTAGATACCATTTATGTTGTGTCTGAGGGTGAGAACTATCCAGCAGATAAAGAGATTCCATATGTTGTTGATAGCGTAACAGTTATTGATCCAGGGCAAGACTTTGAAGATGGAGATACTGTAGTTGATGACCAAGGAAATGAGTATGATGTTCTTATCCAGTCTGGTGCTATCATCAAGGTGACCCCAATAAATAGTAGAGATGTAACTAATATTCCTGTACTTGAGGTCATTTCAAAGAATGGTTCTGGAGCAATCCTTGCTGCTAACCTAGGAGAAAGACCACCATTTGATGGAGAAGTTAAGCAAGTAATTGATTGTATTACCTAAATGGCAAAGCGCCCAGAAGATAAACAAAACTGGTATTTGAGAGAGTGTATCTCTTATAACCCAAAAGTAAGGGAAGAAATATGTAATCCTTCCTTTGGATATTTGGGAGCTTCCAATTATTTTTTATATACAGTATCCGATAAGAATTTAAAAACTTCTATCGACATTACGGATGCTGGAAAATTTATTCTAAACTCCGACGAATCCATTGAAATGGTTGCTGGAGAGCGTTCTGGCGACAAAAGTGAGAACATTCTAATTCACGCTAGACGTGGTAATGTATCAATAACAGCAGATAGAACTGGAAATATTCGCATATCGGGTAATAATGTAGTAGTTGAGTCTAATGGTGATCTCGAATATGTGGCTGGTAATGATTTTATTGTTGATGCCGCTAACATGAGGTTTCAAGGGAACAGTATTGAATCTGATGCACTAACAGGAAGTATGGTTCCACCACAGAAACAGTTTTTATTTAAAGTCTTCGCCAACTCCTTTGTTGGTGGTGGAGTAATACTAAAAGCACTTGGATTATTCATAGGATAAGATGGCAGAAAACATCTGGGTACAAGGACAAGAGTCATATTTTAATGAAGACGCTAAGTTCTTCAAAGACGTATACATTTACGGAAAACTTTATTATGACTTTGAAGGTCTTGGAGATGATTTAACTCTTGATAATCTTACTGTTAATAACCAAGCAAATATAAATGACCTATATGTAGCAGGTCTCTCTACTTTCATAGGAGCATCTCAATTTAATAGCGTAGTTTCTTTTGGAAACACTGCTACTTTCCAAACCGATGTTAACATTCTAGGAACACTAGATGTAGATAATATTGATGTTGGAATTGCTACAGTCAGACAACGTTTTGAACTTACTAGTGATGGCGGAACTAATTACTTAGTTGGTTTTGCTACTGGATCCCGCGCTGGTAATATTGGTATTGGAAGCACGTTACCTGAACAACTACTTGATATTGGTAACTCTATTCGTATTGTTAGGAATATCTTTGACTCTGCTAACTTTCCTGGTGATAATGGATACTTCCTATCCCGCGATGCTAATGGTATTCGTTGGATTTCTGCACCACCAAATGCTAAGACTGATGGATTCTTCGCACGAAATGAAGGTATAAACGTCGGTGTTGGTTCATTTACAACTATTAACTTCATTGGTAATGGTAGTGGTGGAGACGTTGTTAATGCTACAGTAAATACTTCAGACTCCAATGTCCTTGATGTTAATATCATAGACCATTGGATAAGAAATGGTGCTGGTATTCACACAACAGTTAATGTTGGTGTTAATGTAATTTCCCCACAAACACAGCTTGATGTTAACGGAATTGCTTGGTTCAGGGATGAACTGAGAGTATCTGGGGTATCAACATTTACTCAGTTGGTTAGAATAGATGCTCCACTGAGAGTACATAATAATCTTATTGTAGGTACAGCAACAACAGCAATATACGCAAATAACTCTGGTATTGCTACATATGCAGATAGGGCAGGTTTCTCTACAGTAGCAGGAATCTCAACGTTTGCTATCCAGTCTGGTTTCTCTACAGTATCAGGCATTGCTACATACGCTATTCAGTCTGGCTTCTCTACAGTATCAGGCATCTCTACTTTTGCTATTCAAGCAGGATTTGCTACCGTATCTGGTATATCGACTTTTGCTATTCAAGCAGGTTTCGCAACAGTAGCAGGAATCTCAACGTTTGCTATTCAGGCAGGATTTGCTACTGTATCTGGTATATCGACTTTTGCTATTCAGTCTGGTTTCTCTACAGTATCAGGTATTGCTACCTTTGCTATCCAGTCTGGATTTGCTACAGTAGCAGGTTTCGCAACAAATGCCGCTAGAGCAGGCATTTCTACATTCATTCAAACTACTGAGACTCTCACAAACCAAGACTTCTTCATTCCATTTGTTGAAAACTCAACTAGTCAAACAAGTGAGACTGTAAGAGTTGATAGTGGTATTACATATAACCCATCAACCAATGCTTTGGGTATTGATGGATCTTTACAGGTTGGATCTGCTGCTACAGTTATTGCTACTAATGCATCTGGTGATATTGGTTTCAACAGCACAACTCCAACAAGAGCAGTTGACTTCCAAAAAGATGTTCGCTTCCAGCAGGCATTATATGATCTAAATGATAATGTTGGATTTAGAACTGAAAAGTATCAGGTTCCAAGAAATGTCCTAACAACTGTTGGAGTTGATACGACAGGAAACATTATTGGTGGAAGATTCTATGATGCCGCAAACCTAATACGACTAAACTTAGACTACATTGCTAATGAATCTATTGGTTTCTTAACAAGTACAGACTATAAGAGTCCAGCATTTGCCCTATCTTCGGCAGACTACACTTCCTGTAAGGATGATATTAAGGATATTCTGAAAGCTATTACCTATGATATCACAAGAGGTGGTAACTCCCGTTGTGTTGGTGCTGGTCAGTCTTATTATAATGGAGCAACTCTACAGCACATCACTGGAACTGATATAAACGGTTACAGTATCAAGGAAGCAACTATTGTTGCTATCACGACTGCTGCTCAAGTAGCAAGATATGTTATCAATAACTTACCAGCACCAAGATCTTATCAGGGTGTAGGCAATAGTGTTTCTCTCATTCGTGATCTAACATTACAAGACGACCCTGCTGTTGGTTTCAACACTGATCCAGGCGGTTGTTCTAATGTTGTTTCTGCTATTACTGTTTGTGCAGGTATTGTTACTAATATTATTCAACTTGGTGCATCTGCATTCACCACTATTGGTTTTACCACAACAGCACCAAATGGTAAGATTGTTTGGGCTCCTGCAGGTGCTGACTCTAGAAACATTATCTGGGTTTCTAAGTATGGTAACGATGATAATGATGGTAGAACAGAAGGTTCAGCAAAACTAACTATCGGTTCCGCCGCTGAAGCAGCACAACCTGGCGATACTATTATGGTTCGCTCTGGTGTTTATGCTGAGAACAATCCTATTGGTTTAAGAACTGATGTTTCGGTTATTGGTCAAGACTTAAGACTGGTTACTATTTACCCACAAAACAATGATGATGTCTTTTATGTTAGAAGAGGATGTTTGATTGATAGTTTGAGTTTTGCTTACAGTAAAGATCCTTATGATGATTCTGCACCATTGTCTATTACTGGTGCTGCTGTTGCTTTCCCACCACCAGCTGGTATTGGTAGTGCTAGATCTGGTTTCTTGGATCCTGGTCCTTGCAATGAAGGTCCAAGTGGAAGATGGAGATCTCCATATGTTCGTAACTGTACGAACTTTATGAGTAACAGTATTGGTATGAAGATAGACGGAGACCATGTTGCTGCTGCCTTTACCGGAACTAATAATCTTGGGCAAGACCTCAAGTGTATGGTTTGTGACTCATTTACTCAATATAACCAAAATGGTATTGGCGTTTCTATCACTAACAAAGCATATGCTCAGTTAGTTTCTATTTTTACTATCAACTCTAAGATTGGTATCTTTGCTGGTAGTGGTGGACAATGTGACCTAACAAACTCTAACTCCTCATTTGGTGATTATGGTTTGGATGCTGATGGAACCAGTGGTGATGAGTTTACTGGAATTACTACTGGGACAACAGTTGCTGCGGAACAAGATACTTATACCTTCTTCGATATGAGAGATGATCTATCGAATATAAGAAAACCATTTGATGGTCAGGGTGCTTTCTTCAAGATAAACCTTGACGATTATGTTAATACTGGAGGAAAGAGTGGTATTGTTATGGAACCACTTAGAACTATTAGAACAATTAATGTTACCAATGGAGGTTCTGGATATAGTGCATCAGCTCCTCCTAATGTAACTGTATCTGCACCATTTGGTCCTGAAGGAATTCTTGCCGAACTATCTGCTAATGTGAGTGCTGCCGGAACTATTAGTTCTATTGATATTATTGCTAGTGGTAGAAACTTCCTTCCCGCAGGTAGTGGATCTAATCAACAGGATATTGTTATCACCATTTCTGGTTCTGGTGGAGCAACTGCCGAAGCGATTACGGATCCAATACTTTACACTATAAACACTGCAACAGAACCAACAAATACTGGTGTTACAACTGTTACTTTCAATGAATTTGTTCCTTATTCTGTTGGTGTTGGTGTGAGTGTTTCACTGAGAAGACTAAGTAGAATCATCACCAGTTCTCACTCCTTTGAATATATCGGTGCTGGTACAGACATAAATAGAGCAAACCCCTTCCAGGGTGGTGTGCCTATTCCTGAAAATGAAATAGTTGCTATTAATGGCGGTCAAATTCCATTCACCAGCACAGATCAAAAAGGAAACTTTAGAATTGGACAAGGACTAACTATTGACCAAACTACCTCTACTATTTCTGGAAGAGACTTTAACAGAGCGATACAAGCAAACTTAACACCACTGATACTTGCTTTGGGAGGATAATAAGATAAGATGGCAATCGCACCAGTCAATAAGTTTCTTACAGTCGCTGTTCCTGTGGCTCCAGGAGAACAGAAAATATACGAGGTCCCTACAGGCACTTCTGCTATTTTACTCTATGCACAAGTATCTAATGTGGGAGTTGGAACCTATCCGACTACAACTCTGATACACAGAAGAGAAAGTAGAAGTACAGGTAATACAAGAGATATTAGAATTATAAAAAATATTGAAGTTCCACCAAACGATGCTGCTATTCTTATTGATGGTCGTTTGGTTTTAGAAAAAACTGCTACAGTTCTAGATAGACTTTATATCACTGGAACACAGACTGGTATTGTAACGATTACAAATGTAACTTATGATGAACCAACTGGTGTTTCAACTATTACAACTTTAACAGCACATAACTTTACTGTTGGTTCTGATATCACTATGTCTGGTATTGCTATGACCTGCCCATCAGGTTCTGGTATTACCACAACTATTTTCCCAAGTCCACAAAAGTCTTATGTTGTAGACAACATAACTAGTGATGTTGGAGGTTCGAAAACATTCACAACAACTGTAGGAAGCGCCAATGGAATTATCCATACATATGTAAGCGGCGGTCTTGTTGGTCCACTACAAATGGAATTTATTGGTAGTTTCCTAGAAAATAGCACCACTTAATAAGAAATGGCAGATAATACAAGAAAGCCGACACAGCGATATATAAGTGGTAGAGTAAAGATAGCAGGAACTGAAGCGTTATCTTCAGACCGTCATTTATATGTTCATCCAGGTGAGGTCGAACCCAACTTAGGTTATGTTGGAGAAAAATTAATACCACTTGCTGATAAGTATTATCAGTTGATTACCGTTAATAACGGTACAACTTATGATAGATACTGGCAGGAACAGCCTGGTTTACAACCTGGTGGAATAAGTATCTTTGACGAAGGATTTCTTGTTGGAACTGCCAATAGTATATCAAAACTAAACTTTGTAGGAACTGGTGTAACTGCCATTGCAAGTGGATCTATTTCTACAATTACAATATCTCCCAGAGTTACTGTTAGTGCAGAACCACCAAGTGGAGTAAGTCAGGGAGATCTTTGGTGGGATAGTGATGTAGGTGAACTATATCTTTACTATCAGGATGGAAATAGTGAACAGTGGGTTGAAACATCTGGTGGTAGTGAGACTGTAACTATTAGCGATACTGCTCCAAGTTCTCCAAATATTGGAGACTTATGGTGGGAAAGTGATACTGGAGATTTAAAAGTATATTATAATGATGGTTCTAGTTCTCAATGGGTATCTGCAAATAGTTCTGATACACTAGTACAAATATCAACATCATCTCCATCATCACCACAACCAGGCGATCTTTGGTGGAATAGTGAGTCTGGTAACCTTTACGTTTACTATGAAGATGCAGACACATCTCAATGGGTTACGGCAAGCAATGCTATTGAAGGACCACAAGGATCTACAGGTGCTCAAGGTACTGCTGGACCACAAGGAGCACAAGGTTATCAAGGTGCTCAAGGTGCAGTAGGAGCACAAGGATCTACAGGTGCTCAAGGTGCTACTGGTG